GGCCGACACCCCAGCCACCGCCGAACTTAGTTATAGCCATAGCGTCTGACTTAGCAGCGGTTATGCTGTCAAGGCTATCTTCCATGCCAATAACAAAGCAAGCGAATAGCCCAGATCCGTTAGGTCGCCCAGCGTTGTGTACGCATGGGCTACTCGGAACGAAGTCGCCACTCATTATAAGTTCATAGAATCTATCGGCGTATTGCGCCCGTAGCTCTTCCTGCTCCGCAAGGGCAATGTGATTAGCTATCCTTCTCACTATATGTTCTGGTTCTGTTTCCCCGTCCATGTAGTATCTCTTAGAGAGGATATCGCGTGCAGTTTCCGTACTAGCGAATGTCATTAATCCCACCACTATCCCCACGCGGGGTATCCTTACTTATATCGTCAACTCGCTTCAGGTTTGTGTTAACCGCGAGAATCGGCACAAGTTGTGCAATCTTTCCAGTAACAACAATTGAATCATTAGTTGGGTTATAGACCTTTACCTTTACTTCACCCCTGTAGTCTGGATCTACAACCCCGGCAAGTACAATTGTATTGTGCCTACTTCGCGGCCATATGAGGCCACCAATACCAATGACATCTACTCCAAGTATAATTTTGTATAACGCTCGCCTCACCCTGCCGAACATCGGGAATTTGAACGTAACCCCGGTATTTATAGTCCTAACTGCTCCAGGTGGAATATACTCGTATCCACTCCTTGTAGGAAGGTCTATCCCAACACTTCCGAACTTTGTTTCCGGAAGATCCAGCATACTATTGTCACTAATAGAATATTCCATAAAGTCTCCAACTTAATTAGGTACGTACTTGCCGCGCAAAGAGAATATATCAAGTAAGTTACGATCTGAATATATAATCCTTACATTCACAGGCCCGTCGAGAAATCCAACCCTCTTGGCGGTATCATAGTCTACATCTATAACCCGGTTGCGCTCTATTCCTAGTGCATAATCAGAAGATGACACAACGTCTATTGCGACATACGGGCCATCTACTGCATTTCCCCAGTCTATGAACACACTCCGGCAAAACTCATAATCGCGATAAAGCGCGACTGCCCCGATGTATCCGTTATCCGCCAGCCACCCTTCGTACTCACGACTAGAGTCGATTAGCCCACGGTTAACTGCCGTTCGCTCCATTACCCCGTCAGAATAATACGCCGCCTGTCCTTCAAGCATCTTAATGCTCTCCCCGCCTTCCTGGTTGGCAATAGCAATAAGCATTATTAATAGCTTCATCAGGTTCCTCCAGTTTATTACAGCCTAGATTAGTGCCATCTGGATAGCATTAGGAAGTGGCTTAGTTTCTTCGCACTTCGCTATCGTTTGCGCGTCACTTGTTTTAACCTTCGACGCTGCGTCCATCCAGTATTCAACCCGCATCTTACCTATGTCTATATATTCCTGGTTAAGTTCTATACCCTGAATAAATTCCCACCCACCGGAAAGTGAGGCACCAATAATCTCGCTATGAGCGCCAGCAAACGGGACGAGTAACCTTCTTGGTGAATACCGTTCTGGCGGAGATAGAAGTGTAGCGAGCCACCTTGTTAAGTTTATCGGCTTAAGTGATACGTGCCTGTTCCCATTTGGCACCCCGGCGTGCCTCTCCGTATTTGATACCTTAGGAGCATACATACATTTATCTGCATTGTATAAAGTTTCCGTAACTTCGTCAACCCAGTCAAATGTAGGTAGAAACCTAACCTTACTCCCGTCATCATCGTACCCCATCCTTACCTCATCCTGGCCAGGGTACTCGCCGTATGTACCAAGCTCCTTTCCAGATCGTCTACCTATCCTTGCACGTGACCTGCTGTCTCCCGCCTGTTCAGCAACGGTCGCCACCGGGCAATTATCAGAGCACTCGATCACTGTGCATTCAGGGCTATGGACTAGAGCGAAGTTGGGAGGCCACCTACCAAGGGAGCCATCGTAATCTGATGTTCCGAATTTACCATAGCAGTTTACCTGTATCTTATCCTCTCGCCCATCTATAATCGACTTAGCCTTAGACTCTAATCGCGCCCCGTCTATCCATAGCGCCCCGGCCCCAGTATTGACTATATTATCTATTGTCCTTATTGATTTGTCATACGGTTTCTGCCACAGTATTATAGGCTCAACCGCTGGCTTCATTGCCTGAAGCCCATATCTATGTCCCTGCCAGTCGCTCGATAGCTCCGAAGATTGGTCCTCTTGGCCAGTCTCTGGGTTAATCCTTGTATCTATCCTTGTAGCTTTTGGGAATCCCTGGAATTGGTACCATAGAAATATCGATGGGTGGATAATCATCCCAGCGTCTTCAATGGCCACTGCCATTCTATGCCAACCACGGGAGCTTGCAAACGCTAATCCAAATGCCCCTGGGTAAAGGTGGGCCGAGAGAGCAGCCCACACTTCTGTATTAAACGCCGTTCCGCTACTATCCCAGTCCTTACCCATGAAGTTAAGCTCATACGGCGGATCGCAAAGTAACGCGTGGAACTTCTCTCCCTCATACCCAAGTGCCCAATCTATAACGTCTCCACAATAGGTGTCAAACAAAAATCCTCCGGTATCTCGATGAATCTGTAATAATATCATCCATTATACAGGAGTTCTTTCTGTTTTGTCAAGCTAGACTTTTTCTAAATTCCCATTTCCAGTTGCCTTGGGGAAGAGATTTCTGTTTCAGTTTCCATTGCCCTTGGCATATTAATCTTTTTAAGTATGCATAACTGCTTAAGTCTCCACTCGGGCTCGAATCCAGCAGTACCAAGTGGCCCCGCTGCCCTCTTAGCATCCTCTTCGTTGCCGAATAGCACTATGCAATTCTCACTATCGACAACGGGGACACCGCTATCAGTCATTGCTATTCTGTATCTCTCTTTTTCCGTCTCGTCAATAGCCTTTCTTATTCTACTATTAGCCACCGCAACGTACTCCTCTCCCCTGTCAATGCCAATAAAGTCTCTACCTTCTAATACCGCTGCTACTCCGGTACTACCGGAACCCATAAAAGGATCGAGAATTACGCCTCCGGTTGGGGTGCGCGTAATCCTGCACAAATAGCGCATAAACCCTAGTGGTTTCTGCGTAGGGTGTGTAGCAATATGACCGAGCCCACTCGTAGCATCCTTATGTAAGTGGTCCCCTCTTTCCGTTACGGGGTGCGCCTCTCTACAGATGCTGCAGTAGAACCACTTCTCTGCCCTCTGCGGCTTAGAGCAATAGAAGAAACGGGAAACGGTACCAAGTTCCCCATCGCTCTTCCCGGTCTGTTCCCCAATCATCCTTACCGGGCATTCCTCATGGCAATCCCAAGTCTCCACTTCCTCAAGGCCATCATCGTCAGCGTGTCCGTCCCATGCCCCTGGGCGGACATCCTGGCCGCGACTCTCCTGGTCTGAGTAGTGCATCGATTTACCACCTGGGCCATTCGGATATCCACTATGCCCCTTAATCTTCCTTGTCCCAATTTGCACGCAATCGCTGTGGTGAGACATCGTAAAATTCGAAGGCCACCTTCCGCCGCTATGCCCGCCGCTTATCCATGGCTCCTTCGGTTCGTAGACTGTCCCGCCAGCATAATGGGAACCATTAAATCTTACTCCCTTATTATGACAAGCAGTGTTGTCACTTGTTGGAATTCTTCCTCCATCTACCCATAGGCCAGCGACTCCATGCTCTATTGCGTTCTTCGCGTATGTTGTTGTTATTGGCTTTACTGCCAAGATCCAGTCTTCCCTTGCTGGCTTAAGTGCGGTTCCCCATCCCTCCCAAAGCTTCGCCTCATCTGTAACTGGCGCTGTAAGAGAGTGGTATCTATCGACCGACTCCTTATCCCTGGCCCATGGCCTATCCCACCCGTCATTCAGCGGGTGGGTTTCTCTGCCAATAAAGTTCTCGTGGCCCGGCTTTACACCGATAACCTCCCTTTCCTCACCTGCAGACCGATCAATCGCCTTACCAATCGCAAGACTCTTCGGAAACCCAGATGCGTAAATGTGGGAGATAGAATCTACTATCCTAAACCCGGCCATTCTTAATCCAATTTGAGTAAGGTCTAGGGTTCGCGGTATCGCCCAAACGAGAGCAGATGCACCAGGCCTTGCAACGCGCAATGCTTCATTTGCCCAGTCAACAGTAAATAAAAGAAAACCAGCTTCCCATGACTCTAATGCACCAGCATCAACGAGTGCGTTTACCGCCACTGCGATTTCCTTTCCGCGAGTAGTCCTTACTTCATATGCGCGTAGGTCATCCCACTTCTTTCCCATAAAGTAGATACCAGCGGGAGGATCAGTAATAATAGTGTCTATGCTATCACTCTCGATAAGTGACATTGCCTCAATGGAGTCTCCCTGGTACAGTGTAGCCTTACTCATACACTCCCCCGCGCACTCGCTGCGCTGTTAACTCCATCGTTCTAGTACATAGTATAAGATCATCCATTACCCTTTAACATTACACCGTAGTCCCATTTTATCGTAATGCGCCAGCTTTACTTACCGCTATTCTTCCACCGCCATATATTGAGGCATGATAGGAATATCTCGTAGAGCCTATCTATATCAGAGCTACTCGCTATTTCTACAATATCGCCGCTCGTCTTAGGAATCCTGATGATTACAATCTCATCAAAGTGTATACCGTGCTCTTCCTCTATTGCCTTGGCGTATGCCGCAACTTGCACGAAATATTCTTCGTATATTCCTGTACTCGTCTTTAAATCCGCCACGACGTTCCTGCCATTAATCACTGCCTGGATATCAGCAGTCCCGCTATACAGATGCTCAAGGGAGAGAACCCTTTTCTCTGAGGCGATGTACTTGATATCGCTACCGCTTTCCCAGTCAATAAATGACTTCACCGCATTTAGGACTGGTGGGTATTGTGGCATTTCAGGCAGCGGATACTCAAGGATTTTAGCCTTGATGTATCTCTCTATCCAGTCATGAGCGTCACTTCCGATATTGATAGCCTCACCGGATACACGAAATCTTGCGTTCTTAGCGTCCGCAAGGATAGCACTTAGCTGTGGCTCCGTATACGAGACACCCGGCTTTAGAACCCTGGAAAGGTGTTCCACTGTCATCTTAACTGCCCACGGAACAAGTGCTGGTTTATCCATTACTCCAGTTACCGTGGTTACACCTGGGACAACCTTACCGTCAATCCTATAGACGTGCTTAATCGGATCGAAGTCAAGGCTTACTGTCCCGTTATACATCTTCATGTTGTTAAATCCCCCTAGTATTTTCCTATTATACAGCAGTATCCGTAGAATTTCAAGCTACAGTTCAAACAAACATATATATAGCGCCACCGCTGGCGACTGGCGTGTACATCTTTGTAGCCTTGATCGTCCTTGCAACTAAAATCTGTAAGGCGAGACCTTGCTTCTCCCCAGCCCTGGCGGAATTGTATATATCGATTAGCCCAAGCAACATCTTCTTGCTTGCTTCAGGCATGAACGGTAGGCTATGGTATAAGTCCTTAGACCTCTGCTCTACAAATGTCATTGGACTTCTCTCGCCACTATAATAATGGCTGTACCTTTTCACGTCTAGGAAGGATCCGCGATCAAGGTAAAAGTTATTATCTTCACAGGCGTCACTCGGAGCAAGGACGACTACTCTCTTAGACTCAAGTGCCAAGTCTAATGCGACCGGGGAATAGGCTTCCTTACCGTATACGGCACTAGAAAAACTGGCAACGCCCAATGAGTAATTACTATTTGTAGTGTATAACCATGGACTATTGATACCTTCGGTACTCGATGCACTCGCCGCCTCAGATGCGAGATGGTACCACTTCTCATTAAAGTCCTTATAATCAACCTCAATATTAATTTTAAAATCCTGCTGTTTCATGTTAAGACCTCCGTGTTCCGCTATAAAATAAAGAATTGCGGTGGGATCGCTATCGCTTCCCCACCGCCCTCTTCTTATTTAATCTTTGTTCTATTTATGTACTACGCAAACCAGTAGGATTCTTTTCTGCTATGCGTATACTTACAATTCTTATCTTTACGGCTTAGATTCGTTATCGCCGTTACCCATCTTTACAACCCCTTAGAAGGAGCTTGTATCAATTGCTATAAACCTTAGTTTCCCGCATTTGCCATTGGTACGCAGTAGCCCCTTATGCGGAGTAAAAAACTCAACGCATAAGTGGATGTAAGGCAACCTGTTAAAACAGGGCGGCCCAGGTGGTTACGCGAGCGGATTATTCTCGCTAATTTACCCTAACCTTACACCCCCAGGCTTTCGCCAAACCGACGGGTCCGTACTACAAGAGTAGCTCTGGGATTTTTGGAAACAACTTTATCCTTCCTGTGTTTTAACCCTCTCAGGATGAGGGCCGGACTAGCCAAGAACCTCCGGCTACGCTCTAAGTCGTCTACCGCTTCGCTAGTTGGCTAGTACAATTTTGTACATCGTCGCCTTTCGCAGCATGGGATTTATTGCTCGGACATTGCTATGTAAGTCGTCTTGGCAAGCGACCTTGTAACGAACTTCTATCTCGTATACAAGTGTCGCGCCAGATTTTATAAGGTGACTTCTACTCATCACCTTTTGGGATCTTTATCACTGCGTATTTCTTCCCGGCCTTCATCCCAGCAAGAAGAACTGGATCGTTATCGTCAAACGCAACGATATTATCTACTGAGCTAAATAGGTTGTCTATGAAACTAGACCTGTCCCCGTTATATATGGAGATAGATAGCTGGGTCATCATGGCCCACTCGTCAAGGTTGTCTATGTTGTGGATAAATAGCTGGATTTGTGCACCGACTCGTGCTGCTATCTCTGCTATCTTGCGGTGGGTAGGAAGGTCGGGGAGAGCAACGAAAAACTCATCACCATACTTATCGACTCCGCGAGAAATAATCGAGCTTATGTGCCCTATCTTTTCCTCAGAGTCTACGCTAGTCGCAGTAAATAAAGTGATCACCGTTGTATCTTTCGCGTCTTATGATAAATATACACTTTGTATACAGGAGAATTGCCACTTTTTATAAGTGTTGACTGAATGGTTATGGTGTGTTATAATTTGAACAGGTTAACTATTACTACATCAGGGATGTCTTTTGGAGATTCTCAGTAGATCCGCTGTTAAAAGGAGATACGGTATCACGGAGGGGGAACTCCGTTTACTTATAAGCAGCGGGCTTGTTACGGAAAAAAGGGGCTTAAATGGGAAGACCTACGAATTCGATAGCGATGAGGTAGAGTCTGCCATTAAGAGCAGCGGTATGACTCAGGATGCAGTTAGGGACGTGCAGCCGGATGAGGCGTACGAGCCAACTGGCCTGGATATAGTAACAACGCCTAACGAATCTGGCGATGTGTCAATTGACTGGGCTGCTCTATCAGAAGGGGTAAGGGAGCAGTACGTTGACTGGCTTCCTTTCCTTGTATTTGGTATGCCATATGCTGACGTTGCCCGTCTATTCCGTGTCCACAAGAGTACGATAACGAAGGCGCTTTCTAGTGATAAGTCACTTGCCCGTGCTGTAGCGATAGGGAGAACTCTTGTAAAGCGGCAACTCCACTATATGTGGCTTGACCAGAAGGCTGTGGCTGCGTGGCGCAATATAGGCGGAACTCTTGAAGTAGATCCGTACGAGAAGGACAGTGGGGGATCGTTCGTCTACGACCAGAAGGAGCGCATTGAGCTACTTAAGGAAAGGAACAAGATGTCAAGGTTCGTGGTGCAGCAGCTTGGCCTCAATGTCCAGCGCGTTGAGGTAACTCATAACACTCCGATGCCCATGTTCCTTGGGGATTCGAGTATGGCCGATCTAGTTGTAAGCAGGGTGCTTGGGGCAATGGACGCAGATCCAAAGTCAAGAGATCCTGAGGCGATAGCTGCGGAGTATAGAGTCGTCGGTGGTGACTACGGTGAAACCGTTGACATTTCTTACTCAGAGGAAGAAGAGGAATTAGCGCCAGTGTACGTAGAGAAAAACCCGCCGAGTAAGTTCAAAGATGAATATTAGATTTGCTACAAAGATAGCAGATGCTGCAGAGCGTTCGCCGTTCGTCTGGGCAGTTAGCTATATAGCACTACCAAAGGGCGAGAAGTGGACATTTGATGACCGCAAGTGGCAGATAGATATCCTTGATGATCTCCATCCGTCGATTGTTGGCATTAAGCCAACTCAAGTAGGGTTTACCACGATTAGCACTCTTAAAGTTCTTTGGTTTGTGTCTAATAAGAAGTCACGCGGGATGATAACGCTTCCAAGGCAGGATGACGTTACAGACTACGTTGCCGCTACGCTTAATCCAATCATAGAGAACAGTGAGTATTTATCTGCTAGGCTTGGCAGGACAGATACCACTAGGATGAAGAGAATAGGGGAGTCGTACATACACGTTATGGAGGCATCCGTAACTCCGCGTATGCTCCCGGTCGATATACTGATGAACGACGAAGTGGATATGTCTGATCCTGGAAACCTAGAGCAGTTCATTGCTCGCCTTGACGTTTCAAAGTATAAGTATCACTATCGGTTCTCTACTCCTACGGTTGCCGGGTATGGAATAGACGCAGAGTATGAGAGGTCTGACCAAAGGGAGTGGTTTGTAACCTGTTCGCATTGTAATCATGAGCAGATACTCGACTGGGAAGTTAACGTGGCGAAGCCGAATAACGCAAGGCCATATTATGTATGCTCGAATTGCAATTTAGAATTGGGCGTGCAGGAGATAACAAGCGGTAGGTGGGTTCCTACAAATGAGGGTTCGAGTATACACGGGTATCATGTATCACATATGATGATGCCAGTGACAAGGCCGCTGGAGAGACTCATTGAGGAAGAGAAGGTTATGGACAGGAAGACTTTCTATAACCTTAGGCTCGGTATGCCATGGCGTCCAGTCGGCGGCTCGATGACTTCAGCGATGTTCAGAGATATGGCATTCACGACTGGACACGAAATGCAGAGACATAGAACGAAGGGGTATCGTTATTATGTCGGCGCTGATCAGGGGAATGATATCCATGTTGTAGTTGGCAGGGTAATGGACGGGTCCGAGAGAATTGAGGTAGTATACGCTGAGCATATAAAGCCTAGGGTAAGTGGATCTCAGTTCGATGCTCTCGCTGCGATTATACGCGCCTTTGATGCAGACTTTGTTCTGTGCGATGCGAACCCGAATAGATCGAGTGCTATTAATTTGGCACGCGAGTTCCACGGGAAGATGGGGGTAGTGGATATAGGTGACTACTCTTATGCGTATAAGTGGAATGGGTTTGACGGAGAGGCTGCCTATAGAATGTCGTGCACTAGGACAGATATACTCGATGGCCTACGTGATGATATAGGTGCCGGGAGAATAACTCTTTGGGGTAACTGGCTCTCAAGGGACCGAGAGGTTAAGCAAATAATAGATCACTGTAACAACATGAAGCGCGACACAATGCAGCGTAAAATGAAAAGCGGTGGAGAGAAAGTAGTCGGGGTATGGAGAAGTGTCGGCCCGGATCACTTTGCCTTTTCAATGGCACTATTAAGGATTGCTGCTATTGCAGCGCCAAGGGTTAGCTCTTTCGACTTCCGCGTTGCTGGCGATAATAGCAGGGACAATAGCGATAGTCGGGATGACGATAATAAGAAACGCAAAAAGAGTAAGGTATGGGAAGGTGTCTCGTATGAGTATTAGTAATTTTATATGGAACATTGTGGCTGATAGGGCGGCTAAGGAAGTAGTTGTTCCGCAGGTTATCACGCTTGGGCCAGACGATATCCTTGTTTTGCCAGAGGACGCTACTGAGGAAATGATTGATCACCTGCGCAGGAGCATTCCGGCAATTGCAAACTGCGCCGGAATAATTACTGCGAATAAAGTGAGTGTTATACACCTAGAATGAGCGACGCAGATATTAGTGTTTGTATGATAACCTACAATAAGTCAAACTTCCTACCGTTATCGATTCCTGCCATTAGTGACAGTATCAGTATGGGGGATAGGGTTGAGTTTATCGTACTCGATAACGGAAGTACTGACGGAACGTCTGATGTCTTGTGGGATCTTTCTAGGAATTATAACATAAAGACTCATAGGGTAGATACGCATCTCGGCCTCAACGCTTACTCAGTAGCTACAAGCATGGCTACCGGGAAGGTTATCATAACGGCAGACGATGATATATTCTATGTGTCGCCTGGGTGGGAAGATATGTTTATGGGTGCCCTGTTTACTCCATTTAACGGGAAGTTCTTTGGGTATGTAGGGGCAGATACCGTAAACACTGATGGCGGAAGGGTTTACCATAAGTTTGCATTAGCAGAGAAGGGTGATATAAAGATAGAGGTTGGCCCAGTTGGTGGGTGGTTTACAGCCACTACCAGAACAGTGATGAGCGAAGTTGGTGGATTCCACAGTGGTATGCCGCTTATGTATCTCGAAGACGCTGACTATCAATCTAGGGTTGCAGGGGCTGGCTTCTTATACGGCACGATACTGAATGTAAGGGTCTATCATGCTCGTGGGCCAAAGTTTTTTAAGCTTCTATCCTGCATGGATACGTACAACGAGCGCATTTCTCTAGCTGATGAAGTTGGTATAAAACTGGAGCCAGTGACTTGACAGTGGAGTTATAATATAAAGCATGAGCGTAAAGATATATATTAATAGCCAGGACCGTGGAAAGGGGCTCGCGCAGGTAAAGTCGCGATACGGTTCTTCGTCTCCTGGTCGGCGTACGCGTATAGAGGATATTCTCGATCTTATGGATGCGGTATACATGGTACCGTATCTTATGGCTTCTGGCTCGACTGTTGGTCGCGGAGTTTCTGGACCTGGGTACAATATTGTACCGAATGACATAGAGGTTAGCGGCTCAAGGCTAAAGAAGAAAAAGATCCAGTCATTTATGAACTACTCCCCTGTTGTCCAGCGCAACATTAAGGACACGTTCAGTCCCACGTCAAAGATTTATACGACTGCTTTCATGTTTAGGGTATTCGGGCAAACCGCGTGGGAGATTGTTAGGGAGAGTGGTACTGGGCGACCGCTTGGGTTCGACCTTATACCTGGAGTTGTTAGGCCAAATGTGGAACCAGATGGATCGTTCATAGATCCGGCATATACGCAGTATATAAAGTCCGGTGGTGTTGTATCTAAGTACGAGTATAGAAACCCATCCGATGTTATCTTTTTTGCAATCCCTGATTTCTCTTCGAACATATGGCTTAGTGAGGCAATTGCTCTAACCGAGTACACGCTGCCGAGTGAGTTGTATTCCGCGAGAGCGTTCCGCGATTTGCATAAGAACAGGAACGCTCCCTATTCTGGATTCTGGTATACCCCATCAGATATAGACGATGACACCTTTGATCGGTTTGTAGATATGATTAGCTCTCGTTACACTGGGGCTTCAGCATATGGCAGGAACCCTGTTATAATGAAGGGCGAAGGTGGGTTCAAGTCAATCAGCGTTCCGAAGGAAGAGGCCCCATATATTGAGGGTCGCGAGATGAACCGGAACGAGATTGCTGCTGGTACTGGTGTCCCTGGGGAGAAGTACGGTGTTGGCTTAAAGGATCTCAGTGGTGATACGCTGAGAGAGCTACGGAGAGAGTTTTACGAAACTACGATCCGCCCCGTCACTTCTGTTCTTGAGGAGATTATCTATCACCGTATTTGTGTTGGGTTATTTGACGCCCCAGAATGGCGCGTGAAATTCTACAGGCCGGACTTCACAACTGCTATTGAGGACGCATCTATAGAGCTACGGAGAATACAGTGGGGCCAGTGGTCGCCAAATGAGGCAAGGGCGTCAAGGGGAGAGTCTCCGCGAGACGGTGGGGATTACTATCTTATCCCAAGCAACATGGTTGCGACCGGGAAGGATGCACCGGGTAGGCCGACGAATGATCCGGTTGACGATGATAGCGGGGATATGGAGCCAATTGAGGAAGATCCGGTTCCTGGCACTGAGCCACCGGAGAGGCCGAATGGCGGGAAGTTGCTATCCCCGATGGCACTCGTTGAGCTAAAGAACTGGAAGAGGTTTGAGCAGCGGGTTGTGTCTGGGACACGCGATAAGAGGGATTTCGTTACAGAGTATATACCTGAAGTTATAGCTGACATGGTTCGCGAGCTACTCGATGCTGCTGTGACACAGGAAGATATCGCCAGTATATTTGACGATGTAATGTCTATAATTTAGCGTCTGTGATGACGTTTGTGCTAGGTGGCGCTATGATAGAGTGGATACGGTGGCCCTTATTCTCCCTTGAGATTATATTGTCTGGGTACCTTGTCTATCTACTTGCCAGGATTGCTGGTAGGAGTTGGGATAAGGGGTGTTACACCATAGCGTTTTTGCCAGTTGCGGCGACTACACTTTTATTTAGCTTATCAGTCCTTACTAGGACTGTATATTTATGGCTATCTTGCCAGTGTATTTTTCCTTACGATCCTGATCCATCGCCAATTGCGGCAGCGGCAGCCAATGGCATCCTCCTTGGTTGGGTATTTACTGCGGTGTGCATTGCGGCTTCAAGGCTGAAAGAATGAATGACTACATCCCAATACTTGTGCAATTGGCCATCGCCCTTATCTCTGGGGGCGCTGGGTGGTTAATAGTTGGGAAGCAGCGGAGAAAGATTGATAGTGAGTCGCGCAAGGTAGACCTTGATGGAGACAGCGTAGCTATTGCTACCGTCCGTGAGGCTAACGAAGAACTCCGAAAGGAGTTCAATAGGATCTGCACCAGGAATGACGAGCTACATAAGGAGCTTGAAGATCTAACTATTCTGATTAAGGCTCTCCAGGTAACGGATAAAGAGAATAGCGTTAGGATATCTACGCTAGAGGGACTGATAGATAGCAAGGACAAGAGAATAGTGGAGCTTGAGAGGGCACATAGGGGAGACACGATGGAGATCGCGAAGCTCAGGGAGCGCGTTGTTGTCTTAGAGAAGCAACTAAGAGACGCTAATATACCGCCAGCAAATGGAGATAGTGGTAAAATTTTATAGTAGTCTCTTGACTAATATTATTGTAATGTGTATAATACTCGGGAGGTATTGTGTTCGACTGGACTGTTACTAGGGTAAGAAAGACTGGCGGCATCGTTGCCGACACTTCACCGCCAATTGATCATGTACTCGAACAAGAGATCGTTGATAAGATTTACAGGGAGTGGAATCCCAAATCTGACGGTGCTCTTGTCGATTATGGTGGTGGCGTGAAGGCGATTACCGTTATGATGCTTGTCGGTGCTGGGGAGGATTTTCTGAAGAGGATAAAGGGTATAGGCCCGCGACGTGCTGGGGAGTTACTTGAGTCCTTGAGGGAAGATCTAGAGATCCCGTATCTATAATGGCTTATATCTTGCATGGTTTATCTTTAAAAGCTAATAAGTTTTGCATTAGGTGTGGCGTGGAAGTTGCTCCTGATGCTCGTCTTTGCAGTGAGTGTGCCATATTGGTTATGCGTAAGAAGCTGCGCAGAGATAGAAACGTATCTCTTTTGCAAAAGTAAGGGTTGGACTATGGATAAGGCAGAGGAATGGGCTGAGGAGCACTCCGGAAAGGAGGCTTCGCTGAATCGGCCCATCAGGGAAAAGATTAATGCCACTGTTCGCTACAAGTCTTATGGCGAATTAACGGTTAAGGACTTTGGTTCTGGTGAAGATGACACGCTATTGGTGCGTGGGTTTTTCACGAGTGATGGCCAGGATGAGACTGGTGACATTATAACCAAAGGTGCTACCGTTAAGGCGATTGAGCGATGGCGTCAGTGGGGGAACATTAGGACGATGCACGACTACCCATCTGGCAGGGTAGAAGCGGTTGGTGAGAGGGACGGGCTCAGATGGAATGAGATCGTAACTGTGCCAGTTGATGAGAATACAAAGAAGCTTATCCGTGGTGGTGTCCTGAAGGCTTATTCTGTTGGCATCATACCAAGGGAGTACGAGATTAACGAAGCTGCAGTCACTGGCGATTCCTGGGTTTACCCATTAATTATCCATGACTACGATATGGTCGAGATCTCGTACGTAGACCATCCAGCAAA